CAATTGTCCTGGAAGTCTAAAGAGCGGAATATGAACAACTTCATTTGCGCCTAATTCATAAGAGAAGTTTCCAAATGCATCGCGCACCATATAGCGAAGCGGTTGACCTGGAACTGGACGCTCAACACGCACATCGCGTGGATTGAGAACATAGAGTTCAAGAACTTCGCCCATATCATCCATTACTTTGAGGATGAAAGCATTTCCTTCCAAGTTCAACGAAGAGATGATTTGTTCGTAGAACTCCAAGCGTGTTGTCTCTGGGTTTGGATTATTGACCCAGTTTGGAACTTCGCCATATACAGCGGCATAAGAAATTCGATTGCGACCACGGCGAACATATGCGCCAAGCGGTAGTGATGAAATCGTGTCACCAAGTAAGCGAACGCAGGCATAAACTGTTGACATTCTAATTGCTGTTTCAGAGTTGACATCAACTCCTGCTGGTGATGCATATGCTGGTCTGCCAGGAATCAGCGGTTCAACGAACTGATTCTCTGCTCGCTTCTCGCCCGAAGCGCGAAGTCTCTTAGATAGACTCATTGCCTGCCTTTTCTGCTAAGTGATACCAACCGCCATCCCAAAGGGTTAGCAGTCTGAGGAAGTAATCTTCGTATTCTTTGGCGATAACATCTAATGCATATCTGCCAACAGAATGTTCTCTGATTTTCTTTCGGTCTAGTGTCTTGACCTTTTCGGCTGCATCCATAAATTCTTGCAGCGTTCTGCAACGGTAGCCTGTTAGACCGTTGATGTTGTTCTCTGTAAATGCTCCCCAATCGGTTGTGATTGTTGGTGTGCCACAGGCTTGGGCTTCAATCACCACATTTCCGAATGGTTCGATATACAGCGTTGGAGCAAAGGTTGCGATGGCATTGCTCATCAACTCTGCTCTTTGTTCTGGCCCTACTGAGCCAACAAACTCTCCATATCCTGATTGCTCACCAGGACCTGCCAGGATAAGTCTCTTGCCTAGGCGCTGGCAGACTTCCTGAGCAATTTTGTAACCTTTGCGTTCAATCAATCGCCCAATGAAAAGGTAGTAATCACCTTTGCCTTCACCAAGCGGGAACATCTCTGGCTCTAGGTATCCAGGAATCACAGTGTCAAAGAATTGACCATCAACTGCTGTTGGGTTTTTGTGTCCTGCATAAATGCTATGCATCCAAGCATATGATTCAAAAACGCGGAACTTGCTAAAGACACCGCCATAACCAACGCCAAATTCAACGCTGATGTGATTGGGGTATTTATCAGCAATCTCTTTATGAGCATATCCGCCAATGAGACAGATAAAATCTTGCGGCTGGATGTGGCTTTGCATCAGCCTAATCACATTGGTGTTAAAGACTCTCCAGTGCAGAGCATTGGTATCAAAACTTGCCGATGTGTAGTGGCCGTTGCCAACTGCCTGCGCCCGTCGCTCTTCTGAGATACAGGTAATCAATTTAGTCACTGGTGCGTCAACCTTCTCACCAGCATACAAATAAACTTCGTGACCAAGATTGGTCATCATTATGCAAAAGCGGCGCACCTTCTCTGTGAAAGCGCAGCCGCTAAATTCTTTTGTCACCTGCGTATGCGGCAGGCTCACCACGTGAAATCTCATACATCCCCCGATGTTTAGATTAGATTGACCAGTGACCTTGTACGACCTGTTGAAAGTTGAGTGTAAACCTGTGTGGTGGCAACACTTGAATGTCTCATCAAGTCTCTCACTGCTAGTAAATCACCACCTGATTTTTCAAGCATCGTAGTGGCGAAATAATGTCTGCAGGCGTGAAAGGTTTTCTTTGGTATGCCAAGTCTTTTCATTTCCGCTGATGTTTTCTTTGTCAGGCGGTTTGGCGATACTGTCCACAATCTGCCATTTGTGTTATAAGCCAGAATTGTTTCGGCCACAGTCTTTGCAACTGGAACAGATAGGTCAGTTCCACCTTTGCCTGCAATACGTAGAACGTAGCCATCTTCAGCCTGCTCTAAATCAACTCCGCGAAGGTTGGCAACTTCCATTGCACGAAGCCCAGCCATACATCCCAAGATGAACCAATCCCGCATTGGCTGCCTGGCTTCTGTCATTAACATCTTGGCTTCATTGGGGGTTATTGGATGTGGCAGGCCACGTGGCTTGCGCACATTCGGTAAATCTTCAATTGAGTTATTATCAATCAGGCCCATCTTACGCATTGCCTTGAATGTAGAGCGTAGGCGGGCTGCATAGGTGCCTTTGGTGGAACTGGCATTAACGCCTAGCAATAGGCGTTGAAAATCATCCACGGTGGCATTCTGGGGATGTACCCCCAAGCGCATCAACATATTCCAGTCGTTGCGAAATAAGGCCATTGAATAGCCTTGTGTTTTATACCGTGATTCTAATTTCTCACGGATTACTTCTAACGGTATTTCTTCCATTCCGTTAGATTATCAGAATTCTACGAGATTGTGTCGTTTTCTTTGGCGGCTTCTAGTTCATCCCATACCGCTTTAGGCATTGAAGTAAATTCGCCGTTACCTCTGTCAATAATGATGTGCTCAATTCCCTGTGGGTCTATAATAATTTCATAATTCATTTTTTATAACTCCGCGCTAAAGCCAATATATGCGCTTGTGCTGTTATTGGCTAGGATTTGATAGGGTCGGTATTGCGTCAAGGCTGCCGATGTTTGAGTTGTGCGTATTGAGCCAGCGGTATTCGCTCCATTGTTATATAAGGCAAGTGTGCTAACTTGGGATAAATTATTGCCATCGTGGAGCGTCAGAGTTGACCAATCAACTGACGTGGCTGCGGTTCGCATAGTGACAGGATAAGGAATAACAAAAATTCCTGCGCTTGTATTTTCTGCCCAACCAGAAGCAAAACCGCCATAAAGCCCAGTAGTTGTTGCTCTCCAGTAATACCTCTGGCAAGCGGCTAACTCGCCTTGAAGTGTGCCGCCAGCCCTGCGAAAAGGTAAAGCAACCGAACCCACATCAATCTGAACACCTGTAACAAAAATAGTGTGAGTGTTTGTATTGTTAATTAAAACTAACAAACCTTTTTGTACATCTGCGGGAAGTGCAGAAGTAGTAACCGAATACCTTGCCCAAGATGAGCCAGGATTAGCAGACATCTGCAAAGCCGAACCAATTTGAGTTACAGAAGCAAAGTTATCTGTTGCAGATGGGTAATAAATGTTTATGTCTAATGCACCTGTACCGCTTGTTTTTTTAGCATAAAGCGAAATGGTTACTACTTGACCTGTTAATTTTGTAGATTCTGCCGACTCAATCCTTTGAGAAATAGATTGCGTTCCTGTACCTACTAATTTTGCTGAATAATTAAAGTATGGAGTAGTTGGAACATCGGTGTCGCGTGTAACTGTAAGACTTGCGTTTCCTGTGTTGTACCATCTATCCATAAGATAAGTACCATTGGAAACAGTAAATGAAGTGCCACGCTGCCAAACATCCATACCGCCATTGATAATTGGATTGCTCAAACCTGTTGGTGTGTAGCGCAAACCTGTAGTTGCGGCACTATCCGCGACGATTGTGGTGCCATCGGTAGTAGCGCCACTGATGATAGCGCCAGTCTTATATGCTCTTGTACTTGGCATTAGTTACCCCCTAAGAGTAGTTTTGCTTCATCTTCTGTCAATCCAAGGATTGCAACTATTTCTTCATTGTTCAAGCCAAGTTTTTTATATGCTGAAACTTTTGCAGTACGAAGTTGTTCCGTCTTTGCTACACGTTCTGCTTTGTTTGCTTTCCACGCTTCTATTTCAGCATTGCGTTGGGCTTGTTCTTCATTGGTCAATTCACGAACAATGAGTTCGCCTGTCAATACATTCAAATCTTGAGTCAAATCGTTAGCCATTATGATTTCGCCAATCCATATACTCGTATTGTTCCTGTGATATTGCTTGACGATGACTTGATTACAAAGCCATCAAAAACGCGAGACGTACCTGCAAAGCCACCACCGAAGATTTCGGCAGGTTCATTGCCGACATCAGATGCGTAATGCTGTCCATTTATCATTCCACGACCAGTCTGACCAAGATTATGAGCAAAAAGATAAGCGCCACTTGCTTGACCAGTTCCACCCAAAGCATTACTTAAAGTCATTTGAGCCGCGTTGCGATAACCTGTTGTAGAAGTTGTTGCTGAGTTAGAATAAAATTGACTACAAGAACCATAATATGATGCGCCAGTTTCAGTTGTGGTTCCATAACGCCATTGCATTTGCAAATCATCTGCACCTGTTGCCGCATAAATATCTTCAAAAACTATGAGATAAGAAACATAACTGCTAGTAAAGCAACTTGTAAAAGTAACAGAAGCAACACTTGAAAATGTTTGTGAGGTTACAAAAGTCAAACCTCCAGCGCCCCAGGTGGGTACACCACCAGATACCTTGAGTACTTGGTCTGTGCTACCAATACCTAGCCTTGCTGGAGTGTTAGCAGCAGAGGCATAGATGATGTCACCAGTGGTGGTAGTCAATGTATTGTTGATGAACTTACCATTGGCTTGAGACTGTGTGTAGGTATCAGTCAGAGCAATCGTAGCGTTAGCAAAGACTTCAACAATATCTCCAGCAACAGTGGCGTTGGTCAGAGTGATGCTAGTGCCGTTAGTGGCTGTGTAGTCATTTGTCCGTGAGAGCAACGCTCCATTGAGATATACCTGTTCGTACCCTACTGAATAGACCAGCGATACTG